GCATAGACCCTGTTGTCGCAATTTGCCTATATATTCCCCAATTCAATGTTATATAGCTTAAAGTATTATATAAAAATTAGTATTGACTTATGCGTGATGTTGTGTTATAATAGAAGTGGCAGATAAAATTATACTATACAACCTATAGTATTGACACACCGAAAAAGTGTGATATAATATAAACAAAAATCCTTGTGGGGGTATCTGATGAAAAAGAAAATCATTGACACGTTAGATAAAGAACTGTTGTATATGTCATCGAGTGAATTAAACTACTACTTTACACACGGCTGGTCTATCTACTGGATTGAAACACGCATAGACCACATAAAATGCGCTGAAACGCGCCTTTATCGTTCAAAGGATAGATTACTGTATGAGAGCATTAAAGCCGCCTTAGAAGCCCGTACAAGCGGAGTTGAGGTTATATCAATTGTGGAGCGTAGACAATGGACGAAAAATTAACATACTATAACGGTGACCGTCTGAGAAACAGTGTTGACATTAACGGAAATCGACCCGAAATTTTTATTGTTGAAAGTAACCGAACCGCAGGTAAAACAACAGACTTTGCTAAATTTTTGATTGATCGTTTTATTAAGCGTGGTGAAAAATTTGCTGTGTTGGTAAGGTGGCAGTACGAAGCAACGAATTTTGCCGAAGCTTTTTTCAAAAGTGTGCAAGGGCTTTTCTTTCCTGAATATGAACTTACACAGAAAATGATAGAAAAAAAATACTGCGAATTATATCTTAATGATAAGGACTGCGGTTATCTTATCCCGATAAACTCGGCGGAATTTATTAAACGCCGCTCACACCTTTTCAACGACATCACGTCAATCTTTTTTGACGAAATACAGCCCGAGAATAACGGCTATGTGCCTGACGAACTGAACAAATTTTTTAGCATACACACCTCTATAGCCCGTGGTGAACATCAGCAAGTGCGGTATGTTCCTGTCTATATGTGCAGTAACTCTGTGTCACTGCTTAATCCTTATTATAACGCCCTTGGGGTCGTAACACGTTTAAACAGTAAAACAAAATTTTTGCGGGGTGATGGGTGGGTTTTAGAGCGTAATTTTAACGAGAGCGCACAAAAGGCGCAAAAAGCCAGTGGCTTTAACCGAGCTTTCTCGGCTGTGTCTTATAGCGACTACAGCTCAGAAAGTGTGTATCTGCGTGATAATGAAGCCTTTTTAACTTTGCCTAAAGGGCGTGGGCAGTATGTTGCAACTATCCGCTTTGACAGCCGTAAATACGCAATATGGATGTATGCAAATGAAAATATAATGACATGCGATTACCGTGTGGACGATGATTACCCAGTCAAGATAAGTGCCACGGTACAAGACCACACAGAGCAGTATATGCTTATCGGGGGCGCAGGCTTTATCAAAGAGCGTATGCGGCGATACTTCATCAACGGAAATTTCCGCTTTAAAGACCTTGCCTGTAAAAGTGCTGTCTTAATGGCACTTTCATATAAATAACTTGGCAGTCTGCCTATCTGTGTTAAATATTGGTACGCTTCGGACGCACGGCTTAAAAACTGCCGACAGGTACTTTCGGTGTTGCACCCGCTTTGTTGACCGATACGGAATAGGCTGTATATAAAAGTTAAGCGTTAAGGTACTCTGTGCCTTAACGCTTTTCTTATTTTTTGGGATGTATTTTAAAGGTTGTTTCTACAAGTAGGGTGCCGCCTTTTATCTGCTTTGACAGTAATTTTCCGTCAATCTCAAGTCCGACCTTAAAATCAGTCAGGCTTGCTTCACCCGAAACAAGCATATTGTTAAAATTTTCCTTTGCTCCCTTTGACATACCTGCGCACTTGATAAGGTAGTACGGCTCGACTTTTTCTCCGTCCTCGTGTGTGGTATGCTCGATATATGTTTTTGCCCTTACAAAAATTGCCTTATCCCAGTAATTTTCCAGTTTCCAACAACAAAAATTGACAGGGTGCATTTCGATACCTTGTATGTCCTCGGGTGCAAGGTCACAATGGATACTATCAGTATCCGCATATATAAAACCACGCTCCTCAGCTCCCTGAAAATTTTTCTGCGCTGCTCTTATGGTGAATGCTCTTGAGTATGAAGTTATGGCTGAACCTATCGGTATATACATAGGCTTTCGGTTGTTTGCTTTCTGTGTGGTAAACTTCAACACTCCGTCTGACAGTCTTGCGATCTTAAAACTTGAATTGGTACTTTGTGCCATTTTGCCGTATAAGTTATTCAAAAATAGCTTTGCAATCTGCCTTTTAGCGCCTTTGCTTTCTTTTTTGATTTTTGAGTATTTGTCAATATATGTATCAAAAATACCGATTTCTGACTTGAATACGCAGTAATCCAAAATTTGACAGTCAATCAGATTATAGTGTTCCTGCAAAAGCTCCCAGTCGGTGCAGGTCAAAGTTAGTATCACACTGGTATCTTCAAGTTCTCCGCTTTCCGCTCGTATGTATTCACAGTAGTGCCCGTTTTCGTCAAGTACATCAGAGCACTTTAAAGGTGTTCTACTCGGATATCTCCAAGTACCGTTTATAACAATAAATGGTAGTTTTCCTTGCTTTAAATAAAATCTTGTCCTTATCCTAACAAAATAATAATATTTTGTCTTATCAAGATACTGTTCAGGTATAGTATCGTCCTTATAAAATCTCGGTGCGCCGACTGGGTAAAAATTGCCTGATTGACTTGACATCATAGAGGGATAAAGGGAGTTTACGTCCGCCGTCACACCCTCAGTAAAAATCCTATTTTCTTTACCCTCGACAACGTAAACCCAACCGCCCTTGTAGCTTCTTCTTATATACTGGTCGGCGTTTTCTGCGCCAAAGGCTTTAGGGTCAAGGTGTTCATCGTACATATCAGGAAAATTTGCTTCCCAGTCCTCTTTTTTTGTCATTTTTCTGTAATCGTGTATACAGCAAGCCCCGATAGTGGTTTTGTTTTCAGCGAGTTTAAAGAAAATTTGCAGTGCTTCCGACATGACGAGAACGTCATTTGCGATATACTGTCTTTCCTCGTCCGTGATAACTCCCCCAGCTTGCCGCTTCCCCGTGTACTCTATATTGGTTTTTTGGTGTTTTGTTCCAAAATCTTTACCAATTTTTTCCACGGAAAATGGTAAAAGTTTCAAACTGTCACGAAAAGTTATCAAGTGTCCGTGCCACTTTAAAGCGATATCGTACCACTGACCCATATCAGATATCATGTAGGAAAATTCCCCGTTTTTAAGCTCATCGCTTTTTTTAAAGTGCCAGTCACCGTGCCTATCTTGATAAGTAGCTTGTTTGAAATTATCCTGTGACAGCATAAAATTTAACAAAAACGAACCATCGAATTTTAAGTTATGAAAGAACACAATAATATTTTTGTCAAACGCTTGATTTATCATATCATTGAAAAAATCGTATATATTATTACCTATAGTAACATTTTCCGAGCCGAGCCTGCACCATGCGTAAGCCCAAACTTCAGTAAAAGTCTGACCCTCAAAAACGGTGGTTTCAAAATCTGCCATATATGTTGCTATCATGCCCCATCACCCCCAGTCGGACAACTCTGTCAATTTTTCGTTGACCTCTTCGGGTATATCTCCTGCGGTCAAAATGTCAACGAAAGTATACCACGACATCATGTGTATAGGCTCGGTATCCGAGCTAAAAATGTATCCTTCAACGGCTTCAACGGCGGCTTCGCCCGCAGTTGCAAAGCGATGAATGACCGCCTTTTTACCGATTTGGGTGATAGTTTGATTTAGAAGGTCTCGTATATCGGATATATTCTCTGCATAGCGCCACGGTGGTATATTTAGTCCAGTATCATATGGTGTAGCAAGCAACTGCTGTATGCGTTGGAAAATCATTTCACCTTCGTCCATGGGTGGTGCTGTCTTTGCACGGGTTTTTCGTGCAGGTAGCGGCTTCGGAGGTCTTGCAGACACGGGCTTTTTTCTGTAGTCGATTTTTTTTGACTGCTTGACCTTTTGCACCAGCTGTTTTTTAGTGCCTATATCTATAGTATAATTTTTATCAGAAAGCTTCGCAAGGCTTTTCGGTGTAATGGCTTTTAAGTCATCGACCATTTTTTTAGTAACTTTTTTAGGCGTGGTGTGCTGAAAATCCCCAACAACCGTGTACCCTCTCTTCTGCATTTCAATCAGTCTTTTTTCAATTCTGGTTAGCTGTGCTTCGTACTGCTGAGCCAGTGTTTTTCTTTTTGCCATGTTTCTTCCTTCCTTTGTAAAAATACGATTTGCCACAAACGGTTTTTAATCCTGATCGTATCTCTATATGCACTGTCCGACTTGTCACTTTCAAAATCTCAAGAGGTGTTCCCTCGGGAATAACACCTAGCCCTTGTAGATACAAGGGCTTAAGCAATTTTTTCATTGGTCAATATCTTCCCTTTCGCACTTGTTTATCAGTGCAAAAAGCTTCGTTAAAGCGGTAACAAAAGCTTCTGCGTAGTTTTCTTCCAAAACGATTTTGCAATCACGGAAAAGCTTTTGTATTTGCTCTATCTCGGTGGAAGTTTTAACAATGTTCGTAGTTAAGTTACCTAACATTTGCCCGATATGAACATCAACGTTATCAACCATTTGTTTCCCTCCTGCCTTACGGCTTACTTTATATTGTTTTATTTTAGGTCTTTATTATAACGCCCCTTTGTGAAAACTGGTTGATAGTTTTGTGAAAGTTATGTGAAAAAAGAAAAAGCCCCGAGCGAATCGGGGCTTTGTTCCACGTAGAACATTTACTTGACTATCTGCAGCGAGATGAACTCTCTGCCGCTCTTTGCCTTGCGGTGTACCACAGTCATAGGGAGTTCGCCGACCTCATCCAGTAAATCGATGAGTGCAGGCAACATATCTATAACGGTAGCGGATATAGTGCCAAACACATTTCCGTCCTTGGCGAAAATATAACCCACTTCGGAAATTTCGCCGCTCTCGGCATTCGTTTCGTCAGCGATAGCCGCTCCTGTCACTGTCAAGGTTTCACTGACTGTCTGCAGAGCGACACTTGCGCTCTTTGCGTTGAAAAGCTCCATCTTGCCTATGTTCTTTGTGCTTATCATGATAAACTCTCTTTCTCCTGCTCATCTCAGCCGAGCAGGTAGCTGTGTACTTACGCTCACCGCACAGGGATAATGCGGCTTTGGTCTAAAGCGGATATAAACAACGAATGCGATATTGTTTTGCCGTCGCATACGGTCAAATTTACCCTTACGGGTTGGGATGGGGCTGTTAAGGTCAACCCCTCAGAACCTTAAAAAATAAACTTTGTTGTTGCCCCAGTTTCAACAGTGATTATAGTGACTTCTTTTGTGTAATCGCCACCGTTAAACATTTCCGCTGTTGCTAATGCGGTTTTAAAATCGTTGGCAAAAGCTGGAATAACATTTCCATTGTCAAGCTTGCAGATTATTAAATATGACATTGTTTACCCCCCTTTCTATCACCCAGTTCTTTATCGCCCCGAAGGGCGAGAGCCGAAGCCCTCACACCTCAATCTCTCGCTTAGCGAAAAGCCCATCAAAAGCCTTGTCCTCGGCTTCCCAATCGCCCTCGACTCTGCTCTCAAGCTCACCACCCTGCTCGGCAAAGAGCTTTGCAAGCTCTGCGATTTCATCCTCGCTAACATCATGGTCAATGTGCTTTGCGTTGCCTTCGCCGTCCGTGATGATGATGTAGTTCATGGCGTTGTCCTGTGCTTCAAAAAGTCTGTAGTTTTTTATGTGTTTTGTCCTCCTGCCCTCTGGGCTGTCATAGTGCTTTGAGGAGCTTCGCTCCTCTCTCATCTCTTTGACTATATATTACACCCCTTATGTGTAATCTATATGATAGTTTTGTGAACGTTTTGTGAAAACTATCTTTTATTTTGCTTGACCTCTTTTTTGAGCCTGTCGAGGATACTCTGCCCACTTACTCCGCTCATACTCTCAAAGTACTCTGACTTTAAAAACCGTGCGACCGACGCTCTCATCTGTGGGCAGTGGCGATAGTCGTTGACCGCTTGCTGTATCACAGCTATCCATAGCTGAGAATAGCCGCCGTTAGTATGAATGACGCTTTTTTTATACGGTCTGATGTTAATCACTCCCTTCGTTTCATTGTCTATATAATACACCCTTTTTGTGAAATTTGTATGACAGTTTTGTGATAGTTTTATGAAAAAATAAAAGCCCCTCACATGAGGGGCTTGTGTTCCACGTGGAACATATCTTATGCAAGTCTGAAAAGCTTAACGCTGCCGTTGATGCCGTCAATCGCAACGTCTGATTCGATTGTCATACGCATGATGCCGTTGGTACTTGTCAGGGTTGACGGGTCTATATACAGATTTGCTCTGATATAATTGACGGGCACCCTGCTCAAAAATCCCGACACGGTCACCCCCGCAAATCGTACTTGCACATATGATGAGTTACTTGCCGAAGCGGCTGTTGCGACACAACTCAGATACACCTCCGCCCTATAGTATGCGTTAAGCTCGGATGTAATCAGCGTCCCATCTGACTGCGGAACAAAGCCGACACTATTTGCTGCGTCAAACAGCAATGGCTTTGCCGTACCGACATTGCTTCCATTGTATTCTGCGGGCTGTAAAACTAATTTTGCAGAGGTGTCAAGATCGCCAATAAAGTTGGTGTAAAAAGCACCGTTAGTCTGTATCGCAGTCGATAAAACAGCCGACCACACAGGCACTGCCGCTGTACCCTTATTAAGCGTAATATGATTGTCTTTATATATCATCGTAAACTTATGATAGGTGTCTGTTGCATTGCCGAGTGTAAGCGCTGTGTTAAGCGTAGACGAGCATACCGTGTTACCCGTAACTGTAAGTGTAAATTCGGACGCTGTGCCGACAGCTGTAAAAGATCCTATGATACCGTCAGCAATCGGGGTATCAATTGATGTGTGGAAATTATAAATTACATTATCTGTAATTTTTATATTGCGGGCGGGTATGTTTGGCGATAAAAAGAGCCTTGTGCGGGTTGCCGTATTATTTGTTAACTTATTGTTTGAGATAACACAGTTACGCAAGCTGTCAATGTTTGCCGATGTTAATACAATGCCGAATATAGTATTTGCTGTCCAAGTGTTGTCAGTAAATATATAGTCAGCCCCTGTATACTCGTCTGTACACAGTATCTGCGAAGCTGTAATACCGCAGTTTTTGATGTTGATATTGCTCACAACTACGGTTGCACCGTCTTTTGTCAAAATATTACAGTTATCAAAGTTTACACCATCAGATGTTATATGTTTTAAGTTATTGGTATCGTGCATTATTTTAATATCTTTAAAACTACTTATAAAATTATTAGCGTTTAATAGTGTTATAGTATGTTTCGCAGACGGATTGCTATACACTTTAAGTGTTTTGGTTGTTGTGTTAATACCTGACAAATCGACTGTAAAGTCAGCGTCAATCAAAATTGGATTAAAGTTATATTTACAGCAGTTTATCATTTGCACACTGCGTGCGGTAGCTGTTGGAGCTGTTGCTATGCCAAGTGTTAACGCTGTGTACTCCGAGCGCAAAAATGCTACTCTATAGTATAAGTCACCGTCAGCATGTGGCAGAGCGATATGGACTATGCCCTCAGCTAAAGCTGCAGGGGGTGTTGTCATCGCCAAAATTTCCCACATAGTAAATACGCCGTCGCCCACATAGTAGTTTTCGCAAACGCAAATTTCCTTACCTGTGATTTGGGTAAAAGTGGCATTTTTTAAGTCTGCGACTGTATCAAAGTGCTTAAGACCCTGTAAAGACCCCGCCAAGTCGGCGATTATGTTGTCATAGTGGGTCGGGTCGTTAAGCCATGCATTGACAGCGTCCACCACCATAGACGGAATTTGTGCTATAGTTTTGTTATACTCTGTGATAAAGTTATTTACCTTATCAGATATAGCAGTTATCTGTGTATCCTGTGCGGCGATTTTGTCGTCCTGTGCCTTAAGTCGCCGATCCTGTACAGCAAACTCGTCTTGTATAGACGCGTTTACTATAACTTTGTATTGTAAAAAGTCGGCAGACATTTTATCAGATAGCTTGTCAAATTTTTCGTCAAGTCCTGCCGTGTAGTCGCCAAACGCTTTGTCAATATCATTTTTATATGTGTTCCAAGCGTCAAGTAAGCCGTTAGTGCTATCAATAACTTCGTTTAACTTTGCGCTTGTCTTACATAATGTTTCGTAGTAACTTAAGCTATCATCATAGACAAGTGGTAAAATCTTACGACACCAATACTTTAACTTATCAATCATTGTAAATCCCCCTTACCATATCTGCATAAACATGTCTGATAAATCATTTATTATCATCATATCTATGTTTATTATGCTTTTACTATACTTTGCAAGCAGCTCGCCCTGTATGTCGCCGCCCTCATAGCCTGACACCTTCTCGGTGTGCTTGCTGTCACTCACCGTTTTTCCAGTGTCTGACACTGTGCCAGTATGAGCGACTGCGCTTGTGTCTGTGACAGTGCTTGTACCCTCATCTTTTACTGTGCCTGTCTTTTTTAAAGTGCGACTATCAGTCACCGTGTCAGTAGAGGTGTTTTGCTGAGTGCCTGTGTTTACGGTCGTATCTGTAGTATCTGTGGCGGTCGTGTCTTTTCCTTTTGTGGTGGTCATACTGTCAGATATATTTGCTGTTGTCATATACTTACCCGACTTTATATCGGAAAGACTGCCTTGTGGAGTGTCGGACGAGTATGTATCGACATCGCTTGTCGTGCTTGCTTCACTGCTGACGGTCGTAGCAGTGCCGACAGTCTTTTTAGCAGAGAGGTTGTCAGTACGTGTGCTGTCAGTATCTGTCACAAGCTTACCCCCGTTAGTGTCGGTCAAGTCGTCCGTGCGTGTGTCAGCATGTGTTGTCTTTACATCGCCGCTGTGCGTATCTTTGAGATTGTCAGTGCGTGTCGAGGTTTTATCATCAGTGACATTTCCGGTAAACTCTTTAACAACGCTTTTATTATACAGTGGGTTTATAATGCTTGCCGATATACTATACAATTCGTTATATTTTGGCATTATTACATGCATTTTGGTATTTAATTCCAGTTTCCACAGTCCCACCGTTTCAAAAGCTATCTCGTCCATGTAGTAGTAACGCAGGATTTTCTTGCACAAAATCTCTCGGTGCGCTTCTTCGAAAATGGGAAATTCTTCAAAAATTTTATTCCATGAAGCGTTTAAGACTTGTTCTACATCATCGTACCCGACATCACTCGTCAGACCCGCCGCCGTTTCGCATATCGCTCTCACTGTCGTTGTGTAGTGGCTCATCGCTTGATGCCTCCCTTTTTATAGTATTATCTATGTCAATGCTATCAAACTGATACCATATATCAAGCCCAAACATCTTATTGATTTTCTCACAGGCAACCTGTCGCATTTTCTCGGGTGAATTTCGTGTAGCTATGACTGCACCCTGTGCCGTCAGTACCTCATCTTTTATCATGCGTTCACGCTTTGTTGTGTCTGAGTTCGGTATGCCCAACTGCGTTAAAGCTTCATTCCAGATTTTAGCTTTTAATTCATATATCTTATCAGCTACCCACGGAGCATCCGTCTTTAGCACGGTCATACTATCATCTGATAAAGTTTTCTTACCAAAAATAACAGGCTGATTTCCATCATACTTTTGATAAACATTTTGCATTGTTAATGCTTCGTTTTTATCAGCTTTTATCAGGATAGGTGTTTTCTGGGCATTTATATTTATATCAATAATTCTGTCATACTGATATAATCTATCTGCATAATATTTTATATCAAAAATATTCGGTGTTCGCAGATAATTATTGTAGATAATAACTCCGTTATTGATATTAAGGTTTTTTGTATATCCCGTGTCGGATATAGCTATAAAATCACGTGGATTTCCGTACACGTCAAGCTTGCCATTGAGCGTGACGGGCAAGCAAAGATAGCCGAGTACATCGTCCTTAAAAAAGACCGCCGCTCCTTGAGTTATAAGCACTTGCTCAAGATAGCGCACATCTACCGACACTGGCATACCGCTCCACACCCCCCGTGACATCGCCATTTCATAAAGTCGGAATGTATAATTATTCCAAGACGCTTTATTTTCAAACAACGTTGAATTAAAAAGCGTATCCCTTACTTTTTTAGGCATTGTATCACCTCCTTAAAGACCGTTATCAACGCTATAGTTTCCGACATTTGCCAAAGTTTCCCATAGACACAAGCCCCCATCAAGTACTGACTGTATATCTTTTATAGCCGTATCAGGTACACCCAGTGAAGTTGCACCGAGCGAACGTACACAAGCATTTTTTGTCTTACAGTAATTGTAAGCTTTTCGGCGCTGACTTTGGGCGAACTGCGGCACTTTTAGAGTGTTGACGGTGTAGCCGTACATCGTGAAAAAATCATCATACTGTTTTGCCACAGAAGCGTTGACAGTCACTCTATACCCGATGAAAAAATTTTGTGCAAAAAGTAAGTTGAAATATCCGCTTGCCATACCGCCAATAGTAGAAGTTTGACTTTGCAAATCCTTCAACATTGCGTACTCACTCATACCCTCCATAAAATTTCCAGCTAAAGAAGTTATAGCGCCTGAGGGGTTCACGGGAGCAGTAGCAAAAGCGGAAACCGCACTAACTATGCGTGAAAGTTGCCCTGCAAGCAGTCGATTTGAGTTGTTACCGATATAATCATTATACTCAGACGTTATAAAGCTTGTAGCAGGATAAGTATCATAAATTAAACTACTGTCCCAATCTAACAAAAATCCTCTGTAGTTTTGCGGGGTGCAGTATACCGCTTGGTCAGGTGTCACACCGCTACTTGACAGTCTAAACGTTGCGTTATCAGTCGTAAAAAACTCATAACGATATTCGTTAGAGCTACCTAAGCTGTTGTTAAGTCTAAAAAAACAAAACGGATATGTGTACATTTTGTTATTTTTTGGTAAATATCCATCTAATGTATCAGTCACGGAGGGCTTAGGCACAACCTGCGCATAAACTGCAGGCAATGTATTTGTAGTTACATTTGGAGCCAACCACGGGTGGGCAGTATCCCAGCCCCCCTCAGTATATGCTAAACGGGGTATAAGATACATACCCAGTATACCGTTTTCGCCTACTACCCTAATGTAATTGTTTACCACATCATAAAAATCTTGTAAGCTTGACGGAACAACATTGCATACGTTGTATTCTCCTGCAAGACAAGCCCCTGCGAAATTACCCTGCGTAGCAGTTTGAAAAATATATTCAGATTTCACCGGATTTAACAAATTATGTGACGTTACAATAACTGTAAAAACACCTGCTGTTAAACCCTCTGCAAGTGACTGATATTTTGATATTACTTCTTGACCTGACGTAATTACAGGCTCAGGAGTTATACTGTCACCAATATTATCGGTTATACTGTGTTCACGTTCAACATAACTTGCATTAAACGACACATCAAAAAAATAAGTTTGTATGTTGTCTATGCTATATGTTATAAGGCTTGTTTCATTGTTTACATACTCAACATCAGTAATAAAAGCATAAAAGATTTTATTACCGAAAGAAGTGTTGCGAAACATCATATAGTTACAAGTTAAAAGGCTGTCAGGCGCAAGCGCAACACGAATTGTATTATTGCTATGTCTTATATAGCTTTGTGCAGTTAAAGTATATATGCTATAAGCACTAAAAGCTTCAAACTGCGCATTTTTACTTGATGGGCGATATGTGTATTTTGAGCGACTATCAAGCGGAACGCCTCGGCAAATCCATACATCAGAATTCGGTGCTATATATGCCATTTAAAATACCCCCCTTTTGTATAATATTTGCGGGAGCAGATATGCCCCCGCATAGATTATTTAAGCAACAGTTATTGTTGCAGTACCTGACTTTGTGCTGTTGTATACCGAAGTTGCTGTTATGACGATTTTATCGCCTGCTACAGCGTCCGCCGATACCGTGACAACGCCTGTGCTTGATACAGTCGCTTTGTCACTGTTTGTTGTCCATGTCAGCCCTGACGGGGCGAAATTTGTGCTTTCGACCTTTGCAGAAAGCTGTATCTTTCCCCCCTTTGACAGTGTAGCTGTCGCAGGGGATACGATTACGCGTGTGATAGACGGTGTTCCCGCCACAAAAAGCGCATTGTTGGCAAAGGGCGATATTGCATATATACGCCATGCGTGGAGCGTCATATTGCGGTACAGACCCTCAGTATTTTCGATAGCCCGCATTTCAGTCAGTTTGTCATAAATCTGGAAAAAATCCTTATCGACAAGTACACACGGCACAGCGTCAAGAGCTTCCATCTCTGCCTGTGAAAACTCGTGGTAGTTTTCGTCACCTTTAAAAAGCTCGTTCAGTCGCTCAATATCAAGTGAACCGAAGCTGTCTATCAGCTTAATGTGTCCAAGAAATTCGACTTTGTCCATGTTAAAAGCCGAAGCAAGGACTTCAACATTACGCTTTGCGTTAAATTTTGCTGATACAATTAAATACTGATCGTCCTTTAAAGCAAAATTGTTGACGCCAACAAGGTTATAATCCTTTTTAAGGAAAGTCATATCATCAGAAACTGTCTGAATAGCTTCAACAATTTCTTCCATGTTTGCCTTATTGACAGCGGGGATTTCATAAGGCTTCATTAGTCCGTTGTAGATCCTATATGCAAGCATATATTTTATAGTTAAAAACTCGTCCTGCTCCATGGCAGTAAACATAGTCGTAACGATTTTGTCGATGAAGCTTGACACACCGTTGATAGACAGAAAAGCGTTTTCAAGGTCATACGGCTGTACCGTCTGCTTATAATATTTCTGATAGTTCATCACATAGAAAGCAGACTTAACATCAGGAAATTCCCGCTGAAAAACTGTTGTTTCAGCTCTTTCAGGGCTATAGTTCTTGACATGTGCAAGGTCAATGAAAATATCTTCGATTACCTCACCAAAATTGAGCTTACCCTTTTTGAAAATAGCAAAAGGATTTGTGTAATACTTATTGGTAACTTTTACCTCAGCGATTCTGTTTATCAGAGCTGAAAGAAATTCATTCTGAATTTCGGGAAAATTCATTATCACGTTTCCGATACTGCGTATGGTGTTTGCGTCAGGCGTGGCAAGCGGCACGTGATCTTTGTAATTCTGTGAAGCGCTGTTGCGGATTGCATTAAGCACATCAACGCTTGAATTAGTTTTTACATCTCTATAATCAATATTCGGCATTGTTATTCACTCTCCTTTTCTGTGTAGAGATCTTCAATTTTGATTTCCTCTGCTTTGTCAGTTTCTTCCTCTTCCTTGACTTCTGCGGTTTTCTCTTCCATATCACCGTCAAAAAAACGCTCCATATACTTTGCCCGCCACATATCCTCGACTTCTTTAACACGGGCTTCTGCGTTCCCGTTCTTTTCCATGTCAGATAAAGTGTCAGTTACGTTTTCCACCAGTGATACAGTTTCATCATCGGTGCGGTCACCGATATACGCTTTGATTTCGGCAAGCATTTCTTCCTTAGTTTTTACCATTATTCTTTCACCTCAACTTTCGTAATAAAAGCATTGTTAAATCCTGCCCTTTTTACTTTGCCTAAAAAGGCTTTTGCGTTTGCTTCGCTTGTGTATGCTCCAACTTGTACACGGTATATGGTCTTTGTTTTAGAGCCGTCTGCGGTCGTTTTTAACTTGTTTTTCACCTGCGTTCTAAACCAGTCCATATTTTTACCGTATTTTGTCAACCAATTTTCGGGGTCGCCATGATTACTTGCATATCCTGCCCTTGCCGCTTCTTTATGACTTACAATGTTTTCAACAGTTATGTTAAGCTTTTTGCAAAGATATGCACAGTATTCAATTGCGGCGTTAAATGCCTTATCAAAATATTCCTTGTTTTTAAGATTATCCTCGCATATCTCAAACTGTATATGAGGATATGGTGCATAATTATAACTGCCCTTTGAGCCACTACCACAGCCCCAACAAGCGTAGTTATAGGGCAGAGTGTGATACACTTCAACAACACCTTTATCATTACAACCAATGTAAGCGTGCATACAAATGTCGTTGTACACACCGTTGATATATTCTTGATTATGGTGATTGTTGTATACGTTTTTACCGAGGTCGGCAAGTATAGTGGACGTATCAACATTTGCCGATGTAGGCTGCACATACCGTCTTAACATTTCGTTATCACAGCCCGTGCTATGTACGACTATGCCAACAGGCTTGATACGCTGTGCCGCCTTGTAAGCCCCGTTTGCATAAAAAAGGCACTCCTTAAGTATCATTGTCGCTACCTCCTAGCCTGTCGATAAGATGGTTCAAAGCTATTGTGTTATTGTTGATAGCTTCGTTAAGTTTTGTTGTTTCTTCCTTGTGCCTTTCGTTCAGTCGGTTATTCTGCCAAAACATAGCAATACAACACGCTATCGGAAAACCAAGACTGGAAATTAACTGGACTATAACATTTGTGTCCATTCGCAACACCTCCTTGCTGTATATATTATAGCACACTTTTTCGGTGTGTCAATACTATAGGTTGTATAGTATAATTTTATC